GTTCTCGATGGGCGCGATCCGCGTGCGCCGCGGGGAGACGGTCGATGGCGCGCTGCTCGGCGCCGCCAAGCGGTCGCAACTCCTCGAACAGCGGTATCTGGTGCCGTCGCTCGCATAGCGTTCGGCAACCTCGGTCGTTCACTCCGAATGGCCCCGCAACCTGCGGGGATGGGAAGGGGTTCTCGTCATGGCTCAGCAAGGATCACGCGGTCGGTTCCAGGTCGGCGAACTCCTGATGAACAAGGATCGGGCGACGTTCTCGGGCAGCGGCGCGCCGGTGAACGGCACAAGCGGCACGGGTGTCGGCATCGGCGGACCAGGGTCGCTCTACTTCCGTCTGTCGAACGGCGCGATCTACGTCAACACGAACACGAAGGCGTCGCCGACGTGGTCGCAATTGGGCTCGGTCGCGGCCCTGAGTTCCGCGCACATCTTCGTCGGCAACGGCTCGAACGTCGGGACCGACGTCGCTCTCTCTGGCGATGCGACGCTGGCGAACACCGGAGCGCTGACAGTGGCCTCGGCACTCATCCAGCACGTCCAGGTGCCCCTGACGGCGGTCAACATCAAGGCGCTCAAGACAACCCCGATCCAGGTGCTCGCGGCGCCGGCGTCCGGCAAGTACGTCCTGGTGCACAACTGCTCGATCTCAATGACCTACGGCTCCGTGCAGTTCGCCTCAGGCGGCGTCGTGAGCCTTGTCGATCACGGCACGCACAACGCCGTGCACACGGCGACCGGCATCGCGGCGGCCACGTTCAACGCGGCGGCGAGTTTCGCGTATCAACTCGGCGGCAACAGCACGAACGGCGGGCTCACCCGTCCGCTCGCGACCGCCGTCGACGTCGAAGCGGCGACGGGAGACTTCACCACCGGAGACAGCACGGCCAAGGTGGATCTCTGGTATTCCATCGTCACCGCGTAAACGCAGCCGGGAGTTCGTCATGAGCAATCGGCAAAAGGCGTTCGGAGACCAGCAGGCCACGCTCTACAGCAACGCCGCCATCACGACGGCGCTGACGGGCGTGGCCGGCACGCCGCTCATCGGTCTGGTCGGCATGAAGGCGCTGACCGCCCAGGCGGTGTTCACCACCACGAGCGGCGGCACGTCGGCCGATGTGTGGGTCCAGACGTCGCTCGACCTCGGCGCGACGTGGATCGACATCATGAATTTCCATTTCACCACCACGAGCGCCTCGAAAGTCTCGGCCGTGGTGAACACGACGGCGCTCGCGGCCGCTGTCACTCCTGGGTCTGGCGCGCTGGCGTCCAACACGATCCTCAGCGGGCTGCTCGGAGACCGCGTGCGGACGCTGACGACCACGGTCGGCACCTACGTCGGGACGTCGCTCGAAGTTGACGTCGTGGCGCACGGGTAGGCGAGGCGTCCCGTGGCGTGGAGTTATGACCCGGCAGCGTTTCTCGACACGACGGCAGGATTCTACCCGCCGTCCACGGTCGGGACGCGCAACCAAGTCCGGTTCTGGATTCAGGACACGCAATCATCTCGACCGTTGCTCCAAGACGCTGAGGTGGACTGGACGCTGACGACCGAGTCGAACGTCTACATGGCCGCGGCGGCGTGCTGCGACCTGCTGGTCGCCAAGGCCGGCAACGTCAGGACGCGCAAGGTCGGCGACCTCGAACTCACCTACGACCCGGAGTTCTACCGCCAACTGGCCGACGTGCTGCGCGCCCGCGGCGCCGGGCACCAACTGCCCTACGCCGGCGGCATCTCGATTGCCGACAAGATGGCCCAGGAGAACGATCCGGACTGGGTGCCGCCGCGCCTGTTCCGTGGCGAGTTCGACAACCCGGACGCCGAGCAGCCGCGCCCGGGCATCAACACCAGCACGAACACGCTGACGAGGACGCCGTGAGCCCGGCGGCGCTCCAGCGTATCCTTCGGACCTACGACCCGGAGGTGCGGCGGCGCTTTCTGGCTGCGGCGCGCCGGCGGTCGGCGCTCATCACCGATTCGACGCTAGCGACGGCGATCGCTCAGTCGTCCGACCTGGACCACCTGATCGGCTCCTACGCCATGCGGCTCGACCTGAAGGCGTTCGGGGAGACCGTGGCCTCGGCCTTTCGCGCCGGCGCGGCCGGCGGCGCCAAGGCGGCCCCGATGCTCCGGATGGACGTCCGGACGCTGGTGGACACGCACCCGCTGGTCCTGCAGGCCACCCGCTACTCCGGCAGCCGCATCGTCGCCATCACCGAACCGACCCGATCGGCCGTCCGGGAGTTGGTCCACGGGGCCATCCAGGACGGTCTGGCGCCTCGCCTTGCGGCGCGGAGCATCCGGGGGGCAATTGGACTCGACCCACGGTCGATCAAGGCCCTCCAGCGGTTCCAGGCCGGTCTGGTGAAAGATGGCATGGCCCATCCGGAAGTGGTGAGCCGGGCGGAACGCTACGCCGCCCAGTTGCTCCAGCGCCGGGCCCTGACCATCGCCAGGACCGAGACCGCCGAAGCCGCCTCTCGCGGACAGCGCGAACTGTGGGGGCAGGCCGTCGAGCGCGGTGACCTGGAGGACACGACCGAGCGCGTCTGGCTCATCGGCCCGGACCCGTGCCCGGAGTGCGAGGAGATGGAAGGCGAGACGGCGCCGATCGATGGCTACTACGACAGCCCCAGCGAGGGCGAAGTGGACGGGCCGCCCCTGCACCCGAATTGCGTGTGCTCCGAGGCCATATCGAGCGAGCGCGCGGCGAGGGAGGCGGCATGAGCCTTGATCTGGAGCTGCTCGCTCTCATGACGCAGACGATCACGATCGCGCCGTATACGGGCCAAAACGCCTACGCGGCGCCGCAGTTCGATACGCCGGTGTCCTACTCGTGCCGGGTGTCGGCGATGAACGAATACGTCCGATCGCACGATGGACGCGAGGTCGTCGCGAAGGGTAAAGTCTACGTCGCGATGACCACGATCCCAAGCGTACAAGACCGCGTGGTGCTGCCGGTCGCATACTTGGATGAGTTCCCGCCGATCCTGAACGTGCTGCCAGAGATCGATGACGCCGGCGACGTCAACCATGTCGTGCTGATCTTGGGCTGAGCCATGCAGATTCAGTTCACCGTCACCGGGCTCGACCAGTTGATTGAGAACCTGCAAGCGCGCGGCGAGGCGGCCGTGGCATCACTGGGCACGTCGCTGTACGAAGAGGCCGAGCGCATCATGGCCGACTCGAAAGCGAACTACGTGCCGGTGGATCTCGGCGTGTTGCGGAACTCAGGGACGGTCTTTCCTCCTGTCCAATCTGGCAACGAGACGAGCGTCAAGATGGCCTACGGCGGCGCAGCCGCGGCCTACGTGGTCGCCGTGCATGAGCACCTGGGCGACGAGCCACACGATCCGCGGTCCTGGAAGATCGCGATGGCTCGGGGGCACGCGATTCACTTCACGGTCGGCGGTCCCAAGTTCCTCGAGTTGCCGTTCAACGCGGCTCTGCGCGGCATGGCTGGACGTATCGCGTCCGGCGTGAGGTGGGCGGCATGACGATCGACGACGTCGCCGGCTACCTTGCCGTGCAGATGGGCCTGACGGTCGGCACGAACATCTTCATCGGGAAGAAACCGCCAAAGCCGAATACGCTGATGTGGGTGAGCGAGTACCCAGGGCTCCCGGACGAGCCGGACCTTGGCATGAATCGCAGCCGGCTCGAGTTCGCGCGGTTGCAAGTCGGCAGCCGCGGCGAGCCGAACGACTACTACACGCCAGAGCTCAACGTCCAGCTCGCCAAGACGGCACTTGCGCGCGTGGTCAACACGACGATTAACTTCCGAGAATATCGAGAGATCGGCATCCTGCAGCCGCCGTTCTTCCTTCGTCGCGACATCAATGACCGGGTGGAGATTGCGATCAACGTCGCGCCGATGGCGGTCCCGCCGCGGTTCGCGGCCCCGGCCTACCTGGAGGGCGTTGTGGCACAAAGTTTCGGCGGCAATCGCTTGGCGAGTTGCGCCACGTACACAGACGGGCTCTTGATGTCCCGAGTGGCGCCCTACAACTACGAGGTCGTGGTGATCGATTGGGGCGCCATCCCCCCCAACGTGATCAACGTCATCGCCTACGTCTGGGTGGCCGCAGCAGTCCTCGACACGGACACGCCGGTCGGGTCGATCACGCCAGCCATTTACGACACAACCAATCTCGGGACTCCGGTCGCGACTGGAAGTATTGTCATCACGTCACAGATGGCGCTGCAGACCATCACGCTCGCGCGTCCCGATAGCAGTGTGCACCTCTACGTGCTGTTGCCGATTCTCGCGGGCGGCGCCACGGCTGACACTGTGCGGATTCAGGGGCAGACCGTCCTGCTCGGAGCCTAACGATGCCGACGTTCTGGACTCAATGCGCGGGCTGTCAACGGGTGCTCTACCCTCAAGACGCGGACGCAAATGGGCGATGTGCGACATGCGCGCCACGCGACACCGTAGCCGAGACACCTACGACGACGCCGACCGAGGTCTCGACGTTCGACGATCTGGCCTTGGTGGACAATCAGACGGGCCCGACGCGATGACGATTCTCTTGGGGCACCCGGCCGCGCGCTTCGCTGTCGCCGACGTGGCGAACGGCTATCGGTCGGCCCTGGTGCGCGCCGGGCACACGGTCCACGACTACTACCTGCACGCGCACATGGCCTATCATGTCGCGGCGATCCCCGAACGATATCGGGACGACACGGACCTCATCAGCAAGCACGCGAGCGAGACGGTCGTGACGCGGGCGCTCGAGGTCAACGCCGACCTCGTGGTCATCGTGTCGGGCATGAACTGGCACCCAATCGCGCTACAGATGCTGGCGAAGGTTGGCATCCCGGTCGCCGTCATTCTCACCGAGAGCCCCTACGACGACGTCCAGCAGGACGAGTGGACGCGCGCCTCGATCGGGCTCTGCGACCGACGGGGCCGATTGGCGCCGGTGACCGTGTTCACCCAGGAGCGCATCTCGGCCGATCGCTACGGCTGGGACTTCCTGCCGCCGGCCTATGACGTGGACGTGCACCAGCCGACCGCTCCCGATCCGGAGTTCGCGTGCGACGTGTTTTTCGTTGGGACGGCCTGGCTTGAACGTCAGCATCTGCTCGAGGCGGTGGACTGGTCCGGCCTCTCGGTGAAGTTCTACGGGACGTGGCCGGCGCTCACGGACGCGAGCCCGATCGCGCCGTTCGTCAAGAAGGGCTGCCTGAAGAATGAGCGGCTGCCGGGCGCGTATGCCGCGGCAAAGATCAGCCTGAACCTCTACCGGGATCATCCTGACGCGGTGACGGTGAATCCCAGGGCGGTCGAGATCGCGGCGTGCGGGGGGTTCCAGCTTAGTGGCTGGCGCATCGGGGTGGGCGAGATGTTCGGGTCGAGCGTGCCGATGTTCCGGACGGCTGCGGACCTCAGCGCCCTAATTCGCGAATGGCTCCCGGATGAAGTGGGACGGAAACGCGAGAGCGCGCGGGCGCGCGCGTGTGTGGCGGAAGAGACGTTTGATCGTCGCGTCGAAACGCTGATGAGCCGCACGTCGATCGCGGCGTTCGTGTAAGACTTACAGAGGGGACACTACGATGTCGAACATTCACGGCAAGGGCGCGATCGTTTACCTGGGGTCCATCACGGGGCAGGCGGCGGCGACGGTCGGTGAGCAGATCGACTGGTCGATCGACATGGCGATCGACTTCGCCGAAACGACGCCGCTCAACAACCTGTGGAAGACGCGCGTTAAGGGACTGATGGACTGGAGCGGGGCCTTCAGCGGCAACTACGATCCATCCAGCGCGGCGATTTTCAACGCCGGCACGGACACGGGGGTTGAGTACTTCTACCTCTACCCGCTCGGCAGCACGGACCTGACGAAGTACTACTACGGGACGTGCTGGGTGCATCCAGGCAAGTTGGCGGCTGGCTCGACCACCACGAAGGCGTCTGGCGACTTCAAGGTGCTCGGCCAGGGCGCGTTGAGCACGCACTAACCGGAGCGCGCGGTGCGCGTCTCGAGCCAAAGCGGCGTCCTGCTATCCGGAGGTCTTGTGGCCGCCACGCTGTCGGACGTCTGCGTGGAGAGCGCGCAGAGCACGCTCGGGTCGCCGACTGTGACGGCCACGGCGCATCGCGTGAACGGCGACGCCTTCAGGGCTGATACGGTCAATCGGCTGGTGTTGACGATGGGACCGCACGTCGAATGGGTCTGGCTCGTGATGCGCGTCAAGGAATGGCAGGAGGACGGGCATGTCGTCGCGGAGTTGTCCGGACCTCCAGAGGTGAAGACGTATGGCAGCGTGTAGGTTCGCGTCGTCCGGCGTGGTTCGGTTGCCGTTGACTGGCGGCGACTGGATCGAAGTGCGCGAGGAGTTGACCATCCGCGAGCAGAAGCTCATCGATAGCGGCGCGCTGAAGCCGATGGTGGTCGGCGGGCAGCTCTACAACCCGATCGACTGGACGAGTTACGAGATTCATCGGGTGTTCGTCTGGCTGGTGGACTGGTCGCTAAAGGGCCGCGACGACAAGCCGGTAAAGTTGACGATCGACGCGATCAAGAACCTGAAGCCGGCCGACTTCGACGAAATCAACGCGGCGATCACGACGTACGCGGAGTCGGTGCCCCCAAAAGCGACCGCGGAGAGTCCGGCGACCGCGTCGTCTGGAAGCCCGGACCCGACGGAGAACCCGTCACCGACGAAGACGGACTGACGCTGAACGACCTGCGAGACCAGAACGACCTCGCAGTGATGAAGTGGATGGGCTGGTCCTGGGCGGAGTATCTGGACACGCCGATCCGCGTGGTGCGAGAGGCGCGGTCGGTCATGCGCGAGCAGGCCGCGGCGATGAAGAAGATCACGGAGCGATAATCCCATGGCGGTCTCGGCCGGCGAAGTCGAAGCGATTCTCAAGGCGCGCGACGAACTGACGGGCGCCCTGCAGAATGTCGCGCGCTCGGCCACGCAACTGAAGACGCAGCTCTCCGGAGTCGCCGACTCCAGTAAACAAGCCGCGAGCAGCACGAGCCTTCTGGAAGGCGCCATCGGGAAACTCGCCACGGCCGCAGCGATCTACAAAGCCGTGGATGTCGTCGGCAGCACGATCGAGTGGGAGGTCCAGATGAGGAATCTGGCACTGACGCTCGACGCGCCTATCGCGAAGGTGCAGGCGCTCAGCCTCATCACGCGAGCCTATGGATTCGATGCCGAGTCCCTCGGTCGTGTGGCGATTCAAATGAGCCGGCGGCTGAACGGCGGAGATGACAGCGCGACGGCCGCGGTCGCGGCGCTCGGCATCGATCTGGAACGCTTGAAGCAGCAGAGCCCGCTGGATCTCATCATCACCCTGACGGACGCCATCGGAAAAGAGACGAACACCCAGCAAGCAAATACGGACGCATTCACACTGGGCGGCCGGTCCATGGAGGGCCTGCTGCGCGTGTCGCGCGACACTAAGGGCGGTCTCGCGGAACTCATGCGCGTCCAACAGGAGCAGGGAGGCATCAC